CTAATGTTCTCTTCTGGAGAACACGCCCAGCTGACGGAGTTAGAGTTCAATCCGTTAAATTACGACGGGTTGGAAGCAGTCGGTGACGCCTACGCCGCTACCAAGTTCCTATCGAAGTTCGAGGGTTTAACTCTCGGACTAGACAAGGGCAAGGCTGCGATCGAGAAATTCATGAAATTTGAAGATCTCTGTAGGTCGACGAACAGCAGGTTTAGAAACTTAGAACGGGATCCTCTTTATAAAGGGCCCGTCGTTTGGCTGCATGACGCAGTCATTCGTAAAATTTCTAAGCTCTTGCCTGACGTATCAACTCTGTCCGTCATTGAGAGTATACTGGAGTTGGCTGATTGGGGTCCTGGTGCCTCGACCTTAATAAAGTCAAGGAATGCCAGTTCTGCCAATAAGTTCCAACACGAAGTTGGAATCACACGCGATTGTTACGCCTTATTTAACTTGGAATCCATCCGAAGCTTTTACCCTGGATGGGGCGAAATTTTGCGAGAGGGTCCTTTTCCTCTTTTTCAGGTTGGTAATAAGGTTGTCGCCGTTCCTAAAGATGCAAAAGAGGATCGCATTATTGCCGCGGAACCAGGTCTTAATCTCTGGTTCCAACTCGGTATTGGTGAGTTCCTCAAGTCGTGTCTTAAGAAGGGTGGGGTTGACTTGCGCTATCAGTCGAAGAATCAGGAGATGGCACGCATCGGGTCCTTAGACGGATCCCTTGCGACCATCGATCTGAGCTCGGCTAGTGATTCCATCGCGACCGAACTTGTTCGTGCTATCTTTCCGCACGATTGGTTTTGTCTGATGGACGCTTGTCGCTCCCACTACGGCAATCTACCCACGGGTCTTGCGAAATGGAACAAGTTCTCCTCAATGGGGAACGGGTTTACATTTCCGTTAGAGACTCTTATATTCTTTGCGGCCTCATCAGCTTGCATTGAGTATCTAGGCCTGAAGTCTCGGGCTTATGTCTATGGGGATGACGTTGTTATCCCTACAGAGTGTGTAGAACTCTTCTCGTTACTTTGCGAGTTTTACGGCTTTCGTATCAACCCGAAGAAGTCACACGTTGTGGCTTCTGGGTTTCGCGAGAGCTGTGGGGCGCATTGGTACCGAGGTTGTGACATTAAACCTGTTTATCTTAAAGGTAAACTCACTACTGTTCCGACCTTGTATAGGTTCGGGAACGCCGTTCGGAGATTTGCCCATCGCCGTCTCGCAAGATTCGGCTGTGACGCAAAGTTTCTGAAGGTGTTCCGCTTCCTTGTCTCGAAGGTTCATAAATCATCTCGATTTATGATTCCCGAGGGCTGGGGAGATGGTGGCTTCATCGTTAATTTCGATGAAGCTACCCCAACACGTGCTCGAGATGGTGTCGAAGGATACCGTTTCAGGCATCTGTCGGAAGTTGCTAAATGCAACGAAGTAGAGTATGCCGGGCTTTTGCAAGCTCGACTTAAGGTTGTGGCACAACAAGGGGTTCAAGAAATTGACCCCCTTAGAAGCCGGGCCGCACTTATTGAGTTTATTTCGCGTACCTCTGGTCAGCCTACCCGAGGGAATCTTAATTCGATTCCGTTGGGGCGGTTAACCAAGTTGCGAATAAGCTTAAGTACGGTACCACGGTGGTACGATCTGGGACCTTGGATTTAATCGAGGTTCT